CTTTGTGCGTAAGGATAATTTGCAAAGATAGTGTCGTCAGTTTGTTTAACTGTGCGTTTGCGAGCGTTGCCGCTGCGAACAGGTGTTTCATCCACAAAAACATCGTAAGCAAATTCTAATAATTCTTTTTGACTTATTTTATTGCTAACATAGTTTAACCTACGACTTATATTACTCATTTGTTATTCCTTACACGTTCTAACATAGCCTTCATTTCTTCTACGGTTAACTTCGGGGTTGAAGGTCGGCCGCTGGCTTTGTCATATTGTTCTTGCTCCCAAGCCAACACAGCACTGGTAACACGCATATCATATAGGGTTGCATGTTCTTTTACGTAACTGGGCAATTGACCATACATTTTTGCCATGTTACCAACGCTGATTAGTTCTGCTCTTCCCCAACCTTCTCTGTTGGCTTGGTTTTCAACTTTCCCAAAAAATCATTAATTGCCATTAGTACTGCTAAAGTCAATGTCACTGGTAGTACTTCATCATTGCCTAGGCTAGGGCTACCATCTTCTTTTAAAATAATTTTTCTTAACAATTCATTTAGTAATGTACTGTCTTGTTGTTGTTGTAATCTGTAAAAACTAAAATATGTGGCCACGTCCATTTCATCCATAATCCAGAATGTAATTGTATCGCCGTAGGTTTCTAGAATATCTTTGTCAGATATCTCTATTTTAGTTAATTGTGGTTTTTTTGCAAAATTGCTAATATCCATTAATCTTCCTTCTGTCTTTCAATCAATTTGTTAGTGCATACTAATAGAAAATTAAGTCTACTAGTGGCTTTGGCCAAATCATTCTTGGCACATCTTATTTCATTGGTACATTTGGCCAATTCGCCAAGTATACTGCGTAGCAGGGCTAGGTCCGTCTTCGAATCTAGTAATTCCATCTTTAAATCTCCCTTAGTATTTATAGTCGTGGGAAAAGGGCATTTCTGCCCTTTCCGATACCTATGCTAAAATTATTCAGAGGTAGACACTGTGTAGTCACCGGTTACAGTAATAGTAACAGGAGTGACCCAAACAGGTGCGTCAGCACTGATAGTAGGAGCAAGACCTGTAACAAAGCCTTGACCTTTTAGATAGTAGTCTGTGGCGCCTTCCTGCATCTTAAGACTGAATGTGGTCAAAGTCTTGTTACGACTTAGACCCATAACGCCTTGTTCAGCAGTAGTACCACTTTGTGCAGCAGTAACGTTAGAACCAAAGAATGTAGTAGGATCTACAACCAAGTTCATGGCCACGCTGTTGGTGCTGGTTGTAGCAATCTGCTGTTTAGCAGTTGCGTCCAATTGGCTCCAAGTAAAAATATCGTTGGCGTTGTTTACAGTGACATCCTGTAAGGCTGGTACTGTTAAATTTCCGCTGCCGATTGTTAGATTTCCAGAAGCATTACCAGCCTGGATCTTAAGTACGATCTGGCTAGTAGTTCCTGGCGCTGGGTTAATGTATGCCATTATTTTTTATCCTTTATGTTAGTTTGGTGAATTGTATTTCAAATTCTGATACAAGTAAATCTTGCTCGTAGGTTTTAGTCACAGAACTAGTTCTAGAACTTACGCCTGAAATCGTGGTGACATCACGACTACTTTTGACGGCATTGACCACTGTGTCATAATTTGAAGGTAAATTCTTAGCATCTGAGGCGAAATAAACCCGAATAGTTGTTGTCTCACGTTCGATATTAACACCATCTAGCGTGGCGATCACAGCATCTTGCGCTGTGTCTTCGCTGTCCACATAGATGCGTTTAACATTCTTAAGGTATAATGGTGTGCCGTTATCATCGAATGGCAATTCAGTGCTAACCCGGTAAGTACCTAGGTTCTGCGCTGACAGATAATTGATTATATCTTGCCTCATCTCACACGCCTTAAGTTGTAAACGCCTGGCTGTTTCTCATCGCTGGTAACTGTGCCTGATCCACTAAAATCGTACCAATCACCAGCAGTAATCAATTCCCCAAATAAGGTATTGTACTTCTGCTGATAATAGCCGATCTTTGCACGTTCTGCATTGTCCTCAGTGCCAAAATTGGCAATCTTAGGAAGAATGTAATCATAGAGTGCATAATAAACACACAAATCTGTAAAGTCGTTTTGACGCGACAAGATATAATTTGGGTTTAACGGTGGAACATCGGCCACTGTTCGGTAGGTGGTTGTAGTACTACGGGTCACGTAGTAATCCACCCACCAATCAGTGCTTCGAAACAGCGATAAGATACGCTCGGTGCTGCGAATCAAAATAGTTTCAACAACATCTTCGGTTAGGCCTTCGTTGGCTTCAAATAAACGCTGGTCACGATCCAACACGTCTTGATATTCCGCAAAACTAATCACGGTAGAACCTGATCTTAAGAAGGCCATATTTTATTCCTTAACTGATGGTATTCAATCCAACAACTTCCACAGCGTGGCTGGCTTGTAGAATACTAGCACCAGCAACAGCAGTTAGAACGATGTCTGTGGCACGAGCAGCGGCTTGACGCTGTTCTTCCATAGTAATTCCACCGCGCATACCGTGTCCGAATGCAGTTGGTGCAAACACGCAACCGAATGCATTGTTACCAGATGTAGGAACTAGGCTAGATTCAATAACTGTGCAACCGTCTAATTGTGCAACGAAACCAGTTGTAAGAACTTCGTTACCAACATTGCTCATTGCAACGCCGCCAACGTTGGCCAATTCTTTCTTGATACGATATGCTTGCTTAGGAGCAAGAACAGCGTAGAAAGGACCTGTCAACTTGTTAGCACGTAGAGTAGCAACAGCAGCAAGGATGTTGTCAGCGGTAACAGCACTGTTAGCAGTACCAACAACTTGCGTAATTGCATTGCTAGAGAACAATGAAAACACTTGAGTGTCTAGGCTTTCAGCGATTGCGCGGCCAGATTGGTCACCTAATTGAGCCATAACGTCGCCGTATGCGCTGTCGCGTAACATATCTGTAACGCGGCTGTATACAACGTGTTCGCTCAATGTGATGCTTGCACTGGATGTGTTTGTGTTTGCAGCAGTAGCAGCACTTTCGTCAGTGATGTTCTGTGCAGTAATGCTGGCCCAAATAGGTACTTGTAGGACTTTACCAGCGTTAACTGGAGCATCGAATACTTTTACAATTTGACGAGCAACGGAATTTTCGTAAGCAGCAAATTCAGCAGCAGTTACGAGATTAGCGAATAATTCGCTGTTTAGGGATGTGGTATTTTCACCGGCCATTTTTTAATCTCCTTAGATATTGGCTTTAACGTCGGGCGACTGATTTCGCCTCTTTATATAGTTTCCTGTGTGCAGGATTCTTCATATCCAATTGCGAGAGATCAACTCTGCCTCCATTGCTGCCCGAGTAACTACTACGGGTTGCTGTGGTAGCAGGAGTAGGCTGTACGAAATGTGGATTCGAATCCAGAAACTCTTTAACAAGATCGTCAACAGCAAGAGGAGTACCCTTGTCATTGTATCTCACAGAGCCCTTTGAGTCTAACACTTCTACTTCGCCTTCGTTGTTCAAGCGTAGATTGGTCTTTAGCAATGACTTAACCTGTTCAGGGTTAACGCTGCGAAATTTTGCAGCAGCAGTGACTAAAGGTGTATCTATCTTAAACTCCTTAATTAATACATCACGTTTTTGGATTTCCGCATCTTTTTTGGATGCTAGGTCCTGCATTATCTTGTCGAATTCTCCACGCTTTAACTGTTGTTCTTGTTGACTTTTCTGATATGTAGTTACAATTTCTCGCAACTGATCAGGGTCACCAAGTTCTTCGTAGGGTTTCAATGCCTTTTTGGTCACAGATGATTTCATCTTGGCCATCATGTCATCTACTTCTTTTTGCGTGTAAACTCTTTCCTGATTATTTGTTTGGTCAGTGGTGTCAGTCACCTCTGTGTTAGCCGATGTTGTTTGTGTGCTCATCGTTTGCACTGCCTCCTATGAGTAATATTATATTTAGTTCGATTATTTTTTAGGTTTACCGTATCTCGCAGCACTTTGGCTGGCTTTTATTGCCTGGGCCTGACGCACTGCCTGTGCTCTAGTTGGATAAATCTTACCCGTTGTACCGTATTGATAACCGACGCCGCCGCGCGGACCCTGCACTTTACGTACTGGCATTTTTTGTCCTTACACTGTTTAAAATTTTACGTGCCCATGCTAAACCTGCAGGCCCGCCCCATAATAGATAGGCCTGTGTGCCCGGGCTGTCTGTGCCCCTGCGGTAATATACAGCAGCACGGCTAAGAAAACTATAAGTTCTTTTTACTATGTCTAGACTGACTGGTTGCCTATCGCGAAATTGCCTAGCACGGGCCAATCCCACCAATGTACCACCTTGTCTGCTAGGTGTGCTCTGCGCTCTTAGGCGTAGACCTTGCCTAGCAGCACGGGCCATTTCTTCAGTGGGACGATACATTTCAGCCATGCTTATCGGTTGGTCCTAGCGGCACTGGCTGCTGCTTGTGCAATATCTTCCACAGTCAATCCTGGATATCTGGCGATAATCTCTACGTTGCTGACACCGGACATCAATAGGTCTTGCACTTCAGCCATGACTTGTTCAGTCATCACGCTGGTTTCGTCGTAGGGTTCCCACTTGGCACACCAATATACAGCGCGAACTGGCGCATCGAATTTAGTGCAATAAAGTTCGCCGGGCTTGTAGTATTCACAGTTACCGCAATTTTGTCCTGCAGGCACATCTGGGTTGCTGGCTGGTTGATATGCTGCTGGCAAGTTAGCATTGATTTCCAGGCCATCCGGATACAGTCGACCTGGCTGTGGGTTAGGATCGATGAATGGTAACATTTCATATTCTTCGCCCATCCAATCCAAAATCTGTTCGTCGATCTTACGTAATACCACGGGATCGGTGGCAGTGTCGCGAGCAGTACGAAGTTGTTCGATTTCTTTACCTGTGTCGCGAATATTAAAACTACCAGGATATTCGATTTCACCATCCCAGATGGTGCCTTGGTAGTTGGCCCAGATTTGCCACATTTGTTCTTCTGCCAATTCTAAATTATCAGCCATTTCACTTAAACGTGCATTCAATAATTGAAATTCTGTTTCCATGGCCACACCACTCATTGTGCGTGCCTCTGTGGCGCGAACTGCTCCGGTGTTGGCCATGCGGTCAATGGCCTGAGTGGTTTGCTCGATGCTTTTGTATATGGCATCCACACTGGCTCCACTGTATTCCAACAAGAATGGTCTTAGGCCGGGATCCAAATTGTCGGGCATATGGATAATACTGCCTGCACCACTGCCTGCCTGTGTTTCTGGTGTTTTAACCAAACTAGGATGACTGTCTAATCTAATGCTTTGTTCTACTTCGCTGGTGTTGTTGTAGATAAAACGCTGTGCA